AAATGCAGTATGGCCTACAAGTGCTTCAACTGAAGTACCAAGATATTACTCACGAGTTACAGATACTCGTGTACGTCTTGCACCTACACCTGCTTCAACATCAGACGGTATCTTAATGACTGTTGCTCGACCTGTAACCCTAACATCTGCAAACCCCACTAATTATTTTACTGAGATTTGTTATGATGCTTTATTCAATGCTTCAATGGTTGAAGCTATGGTGTTCACTAAAAACTTTTCAGCAGTTCAGCTATTTGAGCAAAGATATATGCAAGCTGTTGAGACCCTACGAAATCAAGCTCGCCGTACTCGTAGAGACGATATGGCTGCTCCTGCATCACCAGCAGGTGCTGACAACACAGTAATTGCATATTCTAATTAAAGGAGAAAGAAATTATGGCAAGTCGTAAATTATTTACAGGTACTGTAAAAGGACTTAAAAAATCAGTAAAAAAATCTCAAAAGGCTAAAGCTACTACTGATGCTAAAGTTCAAGCTGCCGCTGCAGATGCTGATAAAATTAAAGGTAAAGGAAAGCAAGTATCAACTAAAGAAGGTGCTGCATTCTTTAAAAAACACGGAGAAAAATTAACTTTTAAAAACTTTAGTCCAAGACAAGCTAAATCATTTATGAAAGCTGCTAAAGTAGAAAAAATTAAACAAGTTAATAAAGTTGAAGGATCACCTGTTAAAACACCAATGGGAACTAAACGTGCGCGTAAATCTCCAGTTAAAGAACAATCAAAAGAAAGTATTCGTGAAGAAACTCGTAAAGGAATGCGTAAGCGTCCTGAAGCAGCTATGACAACTGTAATTGGTAAAGGAGCGAGTTCAGGTGTTAAACCTACTCGTCAGGCTTTAAAAGCTGCTCAAAAAGAATCTGAACGTCGTGAGCCAAAATCTGAGTTTATGAGTCGTTTGTCTCAAATGGAAAGAGCAGGTGGAGTTGAAACACCAAGAAATTTCTCTACGCCTAAAGACCCTAAAGCTACACCTGATCAAATTCGTGATGCAATGAGAGGTAAGATTAATCTTGAGCCTGAAGAAATGGATAACTTATCAGCTGAAGATTTAATTAAAGTTTACGAATCTGGTCGTACTAATCAAAAGAGGTCTGGTGGTATGGTAGGTTGCGGTAAGGCTACAAAAGGATATGGCAAAGCAATGATGCGAAGCTGTGGTGGATCAATTCATAACAATAAACGGAGTAAGTAAAATGGCTGCTAGTAAATTTTTAAAAGGCGTTAAAAAAGTTGCAAAAAAAAGGGTAAGAAATAAAAAAGCTTCTACTGCTGATAAAGCACTTAGTAAAAGTATTGGTAACGATGCAGCTGATATTACTCAACCAGCTGATCTATCATCATTAGGTAAAGAGTTAAAAGGTAATGATCCCGGCGCACTTAGTGATATGCAAAAAGCAGGTGGAAAACGTGCAGGAGTACAAAGAGCGGTAAATAAAGATAAAAAAGAAATAAGTGAACTTGAAAAGAAAATTAAAGCTTTACAAAAACAAAATAAAGAAATTGAGCAAGCAAATAAAGGTTTAAATACTTCAAAAACTCCTAAAGAAAGAATTAGTGGTATACAATATAATCAAAATTTAAAGAAAGAAAATAACGAAGATATAAATTCTTTACAAGAGCAAATTTCTTTAATTAATAAAAGAATTGATGATCCTAAAACTGGAATGGTAGCACGAGTACCGGGAGTTAAACGATCTTATGGTGGTAAGATAGGAACTAAAAAAACTGTAAAACGTGCATCTGGTGGCACTATTGGTTGCGGTAAAGCTATGCGTGGGTTTGGAAAAGGACCGTACAAAAAGAAAGGAATGTAAGATGGCTACTAAATCATCTAATCCTGTATTAGGTCCAGAAACAGGACTTAAAAATACAAATACGAAAGTTGATCTTAAACGTATTGAACAAGAACGTCTTAAACGTCTTAAAAGGTTAAATCCTGAAGTTCCTAAAGAACGAACTTTAATGGAAAAACTAGTAGATCAATTAAGAAAAAGTTTAGGAGGAAGCGGAACAACAACTGTAAAGAACGCAATAACTACCGCAGAAAAAAAACTTGAAACGGCTAAACCTAAACCTAAATCTAAAGTTACTGTTTCATTGCCAATACCTCCAAAAAGAATAACTGCTGAACAAAAAGCAGCAGCACAAAAAATGAAAGCTAACGCTGCTGCTTTAATAAAGAGTAAAAAAATGAAAAACGCTCAACAATACTCAGCAGATACGACTGAAAATTATGATACTGAGTCAATGAAAAAACGTAAACCTGCTTCTAAAAAACTTTCAGTTTCCCCGAAAGGAAAAGCTAAAGTATTTGACTATACAAAAAAATACACAGGAGAAGCTGATGATGATTATGATTCGAACTCTATGAAAAAACGTAAACCAGCTAAGAAAAAACGTGATCGTTTATTTGGTTTAGATTTCTTACCTGAAATTGATTCTAAAAAAGGTAGAGATAAAGTCAACTTACCATTTGGTTTAGGTTCATACGAAACTCTTCCACAAGAAGAAGATTATTCTAAAAATAAAAAAGGTGGACGTATTAAATATAAATCTGGTGGTAAGATACGTAAAGCTGGCTGCAAACGCGGCATGGGTAAAGCAATGAGAGGCTATTAAAATGGCTTGTAAAACTTGTAACTGTAAATGTAAAAACTGTAATCCAGAAACTTGTAAATGTACTTGCAATAAACCAGTAGAGAAATAAAAATGGTTTTAAAGAAAAAGAAATCAACAGTTAATAAAGCAGGTAATTATACTAAACCTACTATGCGTAAAAGATTATTTGAATCAATTAAAGCTGGAACTAAAGGCGGTAAAGCAGGTCAATGGTCAGCACGTAAAGCTCAACTATTAGCCAGTAAATATAAAAAAGCTGGTGGAGGATATAAGTCATGAATAAAAAAGATAAAGGAATGGAAGCTGATACTACTGGTCCACTAAAAGAACGTAAGGTAAAAAATAACGATATGGATAGTCCTGACTATACTCCAGCAACACCTATAGAAATTTATGAGGATATGCGCCCAGTTACTGATAAAACTCCACCACAAGTTCAGGGCTTTGGTAAAGCGCGTAAACCAATACGTTAAAAAGGATTTTAAATTATGTCACTTGCTAGTAGTGTAACAAGATGGGGAAGAAACGAGCCTTTTGAATTACAGGTTTCTCGTAATCAAATCCCATATCATAAACGTGTTTTTAAATTTGGTTTTAATCCTGATATAAATGGAACTGAAGAAACTGTTTGGGATGTAGGAGGGTTATACGTTTATCCCAGTAGTGCTATAGCTATGACAGCTACAACAACTGCTGGAACAGCTTCAGATGATAATGGTGTTTTAGTTACAATTGAAGGTCTTGATGCTGATTACAATGAAGTAAGTGAAGAAGTTACACTTGCAGGAGCAGGGACTGCAACTACAACACAAACATTTTTACGAGTGTATAGAGCTTTTGTAAGTGGGTCACAAGAACCAACTGGAACAATTAATATTACTAATGGTGGAACTACATATGCTAGAATTACATTAGGCGTAAATCAGACTTTAATGGCATTATGGACAGTTCCTGCTGGATATACAGCTTATATAAATCATATTAATATTGCATCAGGTACATCTAATATAAATCAGTATATTACAGCAAGTTTTATATCTCGTGAAATTAATAAAGTTTTTAGAACACAGATAAAACAAACTATAGGTAGGAGTGGTGTTGCTGATTTTTTTATAGAATATCCTTTACCTTTTGAAGAAAAAACAGATTTAGAAGTTAGAGCAGTGAGTTCTGGTACTAATAACTTAGTATCTTCTGATTTTGAAATTCTTTATGTTAAAAATAATCCAGAAGAGTAATATAACTTATGGCTTTAAAAAAATCTCAGAAAAGTTTAAAATCTTGGACTAAGCAAAAGTGGCGTACTAAGTCAGGTAAGCCTTCAAGTAAAACTGGAGAAAGGTATTTACCTGCAAAAGCAATTAAATCTTTATCCTCTAAAGAGTATGCAGCTACAACTAAAGCTAAACGTGCAGGAACTAAAGCAGGAAAACAATTTGTAAAGCAACCTAAAACTATAGCTAAAAAAACTAGAAAATATAGAAAGGTTAAATAATGCCAATATCTCGTTCAAGTATTCCAATGCAGATTAGTAGACCGCCTATGAAGAATAAAAATAAAAAGAAAAAACAAACTAAGAAAATGATTACAAAACGGAGAGTTTCCAATGGCAGAAGACCCTAAAAAAGCTAAACTAAAACGATATGGTTTAAGTGGATTAAATAAACCAAAACGTACTCCAAGCCATCCTACTAAAAAAGGAATTGTGGCTGTTAGTGATGGAGACAAAATTAAAATTATTCGCTTTGGTGATCAAAAGATGGGTCATAACTATTCACCTGAAGCTCGTAAATCCTTTAAAGCTAGACACGGTAAGAATATTGCAAAAGGTAAAACAAGTGCTGCGTATTGGGCTGATAAGTTTTTTTGGGCAGGTTCAAAAGGGTCTAAAAAATCTCCTCCTAAAGGTCAAAAGTTAGTTCGTGGAATTAAACGTAAATAAAGGATTTTTAAATCATGCCCAGTTCTCCTACGTATAAAAGAAACTATAAACAAGAAAATAAATATAAAAGTAAACCAAAACAAATTAAAAAACGTACCCAAAGAAATGCTGCTCGTACTAAACTTATGAAAGCAGGACTTGTTAAAAAAGGTGATGGTAAAGATGTAGATCATAAGAATAGGCGTACATCTAATAATTCTAAAAGTAATTTACGAGTTGTTCCTGCTAAAGTTAATCGTTCATTTAAAAGAGCAGGTAAAAAGTATGGTAACGGTAAAAGGAAATAAACATGGCTACTAGCGGTACATATAACTTTAATCTGGATGTAGATACAATCATTCAAGAAGCTAGTGAGCTTATTGGTGGTGAAGTTGTACTCGGTAATGAAGTAACGTCAGCTAAACGATCCATTAATCTTGTACTTACAGATTGGCAGAATCGAAGCATTAACTTATGGACTGTGAAAACTACAGCTATTTCAGTTACAACATCGGTTACCTCTTATGCATTAACATCTTCTACAATTGATATTTTAGAAGCAGTTGTTAATAGAGATGATCGTGATCTTGGAATGATTCGTATTTCAATGGAAGAATATTTACAGATTAATAATAAATCTCAAACTGGAAGACCTTCTCAATACGCAATTCGTAGAGGAAGAGATAATCCAGAAATGTTTGTATATCCTATTCCTGAAAACTCAACTGATATGTTAAAACTAGAACAGATTCATAAGATTCAAGATGTTGAAAATGTTATAGCTGAAAACGTAGATATTCCAACTCGTTTTTTACCCTGTCTGACAATGGGACTTGCTTACTATATGGCAATGAAACGACCTAATGTAGCAAATGAACGTATTGGTTTACTTAAACAGAATTATGAAGAATTACTCAGTAATGCTCAAATGGAAGACCGTGAACGTACAAGTTTATTTTTCAAACCAAAATTAAGTAGGGTATAATAAAGTCTAATGGCAAGTGATAAACATGCAGTAGGTTTATGTGATATATGCGGTTGGAGATATCCTCTTCGAGAGTTAAAGTATAACTCATATAAACTACGTGTATGTCCAACAGATTTTGAAGGTGCATTTGATTTAGTTAATCACCCACAGAATTTCACTGCTAACTTAAAAGATAATGAGACAATTCGTGATCCAAGACCTGATCCTAATATTGATCGTAATTTAGAATGGCAGCTTGTAAGTACGAATTGGGAAGATATCAATACTGATTGGCAGAACATTTAAGGAGTAATAATGTCTACGTTTACCGGAAGAACAATCGCAAATACCTATAAAGGTCTGCTTAATATTGATAACAATAATAGTGGTATTGATGGAACTGTCCGCACTGTTCAAGATGGTGAAGGTACTAATTCTCCATTACAACTTTCTAATTCAACATTAAATGTTAATGGGGCTTTTCAAATTGGCGGTGTTCAACTAACTGCTAATGTTTCTAGTTTAAATGCTTTGGCTGATATTACAGGCGCTACTGGTATGATTGCCGTAGACGGTGGAACTGCTTATGGTAGAACATTAACTGGTGGTGCAGGAGTTTCAATTACAAATGCAAATGGTACGTCTGGTAATCCTACTATCGCTCTTAACACTACTGGAGTTAGCGCAGCTACATATGGCCCTGTATCTCTTATAACTGTTAACTCTGTAGGACAAGTTACAAGTGCTACTATTCCTACAAGTATTTCTGTAGCTGAGATTAGAGGCTCAACTTTTACAACTGAATATTTAAATGCATCATCTAATGTAAGTATTACAGGTGATACTTTTGTTGGGGGCAGTTTTACTGTAAGCGGAACTACTTCAGTTTCTAATATTGTAGTTACTTCTATTGATGCAGGACAAATTAACTCAGCTATTGTTTCCTGTAGCATCATGACTGCTAACGTACTTAATGTTATTGGTTTCGGTACATCAGTAACTAACTTTACAGCTAATAACTTAGTTGTTGTTTCAAGTACTCAGATTACAGGAATGGTTAGTGCAGCTAATGCAGTATTTTCAGGAAACGTAAGCGCAGCTAATCTATATGCAGACACGAATATTTATATTGCAGGTGCTGCAATTCCAAATGCTACACAGATTACATCAGTTAATGATAGTATTACAGCACTGTCAGCTACAATGGCTACAAGTATTGGAACTGCAAATACAAGAATTACATCTGTAAGCGACTATGCTGTAGCTCTGTCGGCAACGATGGCGACAAGTATTGGCAACAGTAATACAGTAATTGCAGCTGTATCAGCACTTACATCTGTAAACTTAGCTGCAATTACGTCAATTAATGGAGTTATTGGAGATGGTACAGGGTTTGTAACTGATGCTGAACTTGCAGCTGTATCAGCAACACTAGCCACAAGTATTAGTAATAGTAACACTGCAATTACAGCTTTGTCAGCAACTATGGCTACTAGTATCGGTACTGCAAATACAAGAATTACTTCAGTAAGTGATTTTGCAGTAGCTTTGTCAGCGACAATGGCTACAAGTATTGGAACTGCAAATACAAGAATTACATCTGTAAGCGATTTTGCAGTTGCATTATCTTCAACATTAGCAACTAGCATTGGTAATAGTAATACTGCAATTACTGCTCTATCAGCTACAATGGCTACAAGTATTGGTACTGCTAATACACGAATAACGTCCGTGAGTGACTATGCAGTAGCGTTGTCAGCTACACTAGCTACAAGCATAGCTTCTAGACTCCCACTAGCTGGTGGTACGATTACAGGCACTGTATCAGCACAAGAAGTTGATGTAAGTTCTTTAGGAATTGGAACAGTTGCAGGAGCTAAACGATTAACGATGAATGGAGCAGCTGTAGCTCAGTATGCTTCATTAACTGATGGTGCTACAATTGCAGTTAACTTTAATACTGCTCAGAACTTTATTGTTCAACTAGCAGGTAATAGAGCATTAGGAAATCCTACTAATTGTGTAGCAGGACAAACAGGAAGTATTATTATAGTTCAAGATGGAACAGGTGGTAGAACATTAAGTTATGGAACAAGTTGGGACTTTATAGGTGGTACTGCACCTACATTATCAACTGGTGTTTCAGCGGTAGATAGGATAGACTATATCGTATATACTTCAACTGCTGTTCAAGCAATTGCATCATTAGATATTAAATAAAAAATATAACGGAGAAAAAGTTACATGGTATTTTCTAATAACCTACTTTTAGGTGCAGTTTCAGCGGCAGCAAGTGATTATTTAATTGAACAATCGTTACTGTTTAACGACGACGACAGTGCGTACCTGTCACGCACACCATCTGTTGCTGGTAATCGTAAGACTTGGACTTTTAGTGTTTGGGTAAAGGGTTTAGAAATTGCTGCAAACAACGGCATTTTTATAGCCACCGACAATACGTCGACAAGCATGTGGGGTATTCGGTACACATCAAGCAATGACGGGTGTTTTGAGGTTCTAAGTTACCCCGGCTCTCTCGATAACCAGCTTCAATTCGCTGGTGTAATTCGTGATCCATCAGCTTGGTATCACTTAGTCGTTGCGTTTGATACAACTCAAGGTACGTCGTCCAATCGTATCAAGATGTATTTAAACGGAACCCAACTTACAGCTTTTAATACATCTGTATACCCAGCACTAAACTATGACGGTCAGATCAATAACACTGTACTTCATACATTAGGAACTTCTATCTGGGCTAGTCAGTATATGGACGGCCTCATGGCTCTCCCAATCTTAGTTGACGGCGCTGCACTTGATGCTACTAGTTTCGGTGAAACTGATGACGATGGATTTTGGAATCCTATTGAGTTTACTGGTGCTACAACAACAACTGACAATGTTTCAGTTGGTGGTACAGCATCAGCAGAAACCACATTTTTAACCTACGTTCCAGCTAACGCTTTTGACGGAAATACATCTACTCGTTGGATTTCATCTGCAACTCCAGCTTGGCTTGAGTACGACAGAGGAAGTGGCAACGGTGTTATTTCTACGTCCTATTCAATCTCGTGTGGACCTTCAGGTTCTGCTTCTACGTCTGATATGCCAAAGAACTGGACTATTGAAGGATACAACGGATCATCATGGGACACGCTCGCAACTGTCACTGGTGAGGCTGCTTGGTCTTTAGGTGAGACACGCCTCTACACGTTTACGAACACAACAAGTTATGAGAAGTATCGTATCGATATAACTCTACAACAGGGCGGCGGTAGTGAAATTGAAGTTGGTGAGTTAAGATTTTACGCGGTAGGTAGTGGATATGGCACCAACGGTGGTGCGTATGACTTCGCAGATACGGCTGATTTTGGTAAGGATGTTAATTATACTGGAGACACATCAGTTACATTTACTGACAGTTCAGTCAACAGTGGCTCGGCAACAGCTTATACTTTCTCGTCACAAGCTATAGGCACTGCATCATCAGATCGTGTTGTAGCTGTAGGTGTTTCAGCAGGTAATAGTGCGGCAGGAATAAATACATTAACTGTCGGCGGTGTGAGTGCAGTCAAAGCCATTGATGCTACAAATAGTACTGAGACTGAACTTTGGTATGCGTCTGTGCCTTCTGGAACTACAGCAGATATTGTTGTTACTTTTAGTAGCAGTAAAGGTCGTTGTGGTATTGGTGTGTGGGCATTAACTGGTGTAACTGGTGTTGGAGCGACTAACACTTCAACATCGTCTACAGCTACATTAACTGTATCGGGTAGAGCTAAAGATATTATACTTGCCGTTTATGGTGGTAAAGATCATGCAAGCGTTACTTTTACTGGTCTTACTGAAGATTACGATGAAGATATTTCTGGTGCTGGATCACAATATCAAGCAGGTGGCTCTAAAAAGCTTACAGCTACCGGATCAAATACAATCACAGTTACTCCTAATACAGGAGCTACAGAAGTAGCAGCGGTTAGTGCTGTGTTTCTTGCAACAGGAAATAATGGTTATTTTGATAACAACTTCACCGCATCCGATCAACTAGAAGACACGCCAACTGATAGCTCTGCTGATAGCATTGGTAATTTCTCAACATGGAATCCCAATGACGGTGGGGGTCATACTGTTGGTGTACCAACAGAAGGTAATCTACAGTTTACCAATGCTGCTGCTAATTACAAAGGCTTAGTATCAACCATAGCTTTTCCCACATCAGGCAAATGGGGTGTACAATTTACAATCACAGGATCAGTTAGTGGTTCTAATGACGGTGATATTTGCATTGTTAGGGATCAGTTTGGGTCGCCAACAGCCCCAAGAACGCGTTTTATAGCAACAACCGCAGCTAACTACACAACATTTGGTTTACATATGAATGGTGGAGATATTAAATACAAATTTAATGGGGGGTCCGCAGTAACACATTATAATGGTGCCGCATCCGCAACTAATGATGTGTATGAATTTTTATTTGATGCTGACAATGGCTACTTCGATGTTAAAGAAAATGGTTCTGCTTTTGGTACACAACTAACAGGCATTCCCACTGGAGAGCTTTATTGGTTATGCGCGGATATGTATGCGACAGGTATCTTAGTTGACTTCGGACAACAGGGTTACGTTCCATCTGAAAGTGGATACTCTGCATTAGCAACCCAAAATCTACCAGCACCAACAATCGCTGATGGTTCACAATACTTTAACACGGTGCTTTATACAGGTAACGGCACAGCTATCGGTTCTGGTGGCAACGCAATTACGGGTGTTGGTTTTCAGCCTGACTTTGTTTGGATTAAGGGCAGAGACACTACTTTTAGCCATCAACTTTACGATGTAATTCGTGGGCCTGAAAACCCTTTAAACTCAAACAATACTGGTGCAGAAAGCAGCAATACAGAAGTTTTAACTGCTTTTACTTCTGACGGTTTTACTGTTGGCAGTAATTCTGGGGTAAACCAAAACACTAATACTTACGTCGGATGGTGCTGGAAAGCTGGAGGCTCTGCTAGTTCCAATACAGACGGAACAATAACTTCAAGTGTGTCTGCTAACACGACAAGTGGCTTTAGTATTATTTCTTACACTGGAAATGCTACGGCAGGGGCTACTTTAGGACATGGGCTTTCGTCTGCACCAAAGTTTATTATATGTAAGAATAGAGATAACGGTGCAAATAACTGGGGAGGTTATCACGTTTCATTAGGTGGAACCCATCGAATATTTTTAGATAACAATAATGCAGCGCAAGATGATGATGGAAACTGGAACGACACTAATCCAACAGCAAGTGTAATTACACTTGGCAATGGTGGAATTACCAACAGCAACACAGATGACTTTATCATGTATGCTTGGGCAGAAGTTGAAGGCTTCTCAAAATTTGGTAGCTATACAGGCAATGCAAATGTTGATGGTCCTTTTATTTATACGGGTTTCAAACCTGCGTTTATTTTAGAGAAACGAGTAGACTCAGCAGGAGCTTGGTACATCACTGATATGACGCGAGACACTTACAATCCTGTGAATAAATACTTGATGCCTGATGTCGCTAATGCAGAAGCTAGTGGTAGTACTTCTTCTGGTGTGTATCTTGATGCTCTTTCTAATGGGTACAAAATTCGTGGTGCGGGTGCAGGACAAGAGTATAACCGATCAGGTGGCACATACATTTTCGCTGCATTTGCAGAGCATCCATTTCAAGGCGCTGACGGTGTAACACAAGCACGGGCTAGATAACAATGATCGCTGAATCTCTTGCAGCATTTGCTCTAGTCAAAGGTGCAGTCGATGCTGTTAAGTCGGCGGTTGATACTGCTCAAGACGTACAGGGAATTAGTGCAGGACTTGATGCGTTGTTCCATCACCGTGACGCGGCTGCGAGAGAACTGAAGAAGAAAGAGAAACCAACTAAGCCTAAGTCAAAGTTACATAAGTTTTTTAGTAAGAAAACAAATGAAGATACAGAAGACGAACTAAGTGTCGGTGCTGTTGCTGCTATGGTCTTAGAGC